ATCTCTGCAATACGACCCGGTTAGGGGCGTCCGGCAAAACGGATGCATCTTCAACAAGGATGGTTGGAGATACCCCCGCTATATACTGGGCGGTTATAATAGTTTCTGGCGAACCGGCTACGCCATCGTACATTGTTTTGAGTGTCGTCATAATGATATCCATCTAGGGTTATACGCCAGTTTCCCGCTCGCGTTAATCCCCTGTGTCGTTGCAGTAAACCGGATTGTGTTAAACCCCGGGGCAAGTTGGAAAAACTTGCTTGTGCTTGTCACATAGTTTAGTGCATTTGTTTCTATGTTGTCTGAATCAATCAAAGTAACTGATTTACTACCGTGTTTTGTATTGATAACGAGCGTTTCATTGTCCGCTATCGTCCGCCTCACCAAGATAAATTCACCGGTTGTAACATTGGTTACTATCGGGTTTTCCATCATCCCGGTGAGCGTAATAATACACGGTGTGGGAGTATCACCGGCGTTATACAACGATGCAAGACTATCAGATGTCCCGAGGGTAAACGGCACCATAAACGGTAACGTAAACCCGCCGATATACCCCTGAACTGTGGATTCTACCTCATTCTCGTCATAATAGCATGGGTCAAACGCGATGAAATCACAGAATCCCTTCCATGACGTGGCATTGTCTAGGACATCGTTTCTAAACGACGGTGTCCCGTCGTCCGGTATCACATCAAGCGCGACGATAACCCCATTAGCGCGTTTCCATAACAATACACTTTTCCCGTAAATAGGGTTAATCGCACTGATAAACGCGCTTCTGTTAGTTTCAAGTTCCGCACGGTTCGCGCCGTAAACCATCAGGACAAACGATAATAACCGTTTGCCTATCGTCGATGTATGATACAGTTCTCCTATCATACCGGGTGTGGCGGTAGAGTCGTGAGACACGGGATAATGGGATACTCCCGTTAACCCTTCGACGAGCAAACTATATTTAACTCCGTCAAACTGTAACAGTTTGCCATTTGAACCTATCATACCGTATGGTTGGTTTAAGATTGTCATATCCCCATTCCTCCCGCATATAATCTACCCACTTCCCGCGATGCTGTCATAGCTATATCTCCGGGGTTGGCGTTGGTTTGCGCATTAACTACCACCGTAGGGCTATTCGTTATCACTGTCTGTGGGGTGTTTCCGCCGTTCGCATCAACCTTAGACCCTCGGGTCATGTTAGATAATCCGTCTGAAGGTAATGAGGTATAGGTCGGCAGTGATGCATAAGATGGTAGTGGTATATCTACAACCGGCGGTATCTTGGGTAATCCGCCTATAGCATTCCCATTCGAGTCATAATCTACATGATATGTCCTGGCATATGCGGGATTATCATTAACAGATTTAACATACGTCGCCCAATTCGCTGATCTTAACGTGAGAGCGTCAACATCTATCTGGCTCATCAGATTTTCATGCACGATTTGTGCCGTTTCCCGTGCCTTCAGTGCGTTCTCAAGGCCGGTCTGTTCCGTCTTGAGTTGTGCCGCGAGGGTTTCTAATCTGGTCTGCGCGCTTTCGATACTGTCACCGTTCAGTTTCTTTTCGAGCGTGACCTTGTCAGCCTGTATTGTGGACGCTTCGTCAACTGCCGCGGCGTAACGATCTTCTGCGTCGGCTACATCAAGTATTGCTGACCGTTCACGAAGATGTAACCCTGCGATATCTTCGGTAGATCCCGAACTACGCGCCTCTTCTAACTCTTTGCGGATATTTTCCAAATCCTGTTTGGCACGTATCAAGCTGATATCGGCGCGTTCAATACCTCTATCAGCCACTTCAATCTCTTTATCAATACCTAACGCACGGTCAATAGTATCTTTCAGGTCGTCATATTCGGACTTTAAACTGGAAACTTCCTTTTTATGGTAGGTTACAGATTTAGAAGCTTCATCGTATGCGGTCTTTGCACCTGATGCGAGATTCCGCGTCTCCTGCTCGAGCATGTATGTAGCAATTGCGGCGTCTTCTTCGGATAGCTTTAGCTCAAGGGTGGATGCAACCGCGTCTTTTTGATTATTTGTCAGGTATCTAAGCGCATCGATTTGTTCACGGGCTGAATTGGTAAGATTGCCGTATGCGGTTGTATTACCCTCAAGAACATCAATAATAGCCCGTGTTTCATCCCGGGCCTTAATCAACGTCTCGATGTAATTATTAAGTTCGTCGTCCGCCACTTTAGTGACGTTCGGTGTATCTGCAAGTGCGTTGTTATACTCCACCTGCGACACTTTCGCGTCATCCGTGCGTAATATCAGGGGCAGTAACGCGGCGGCAAGCGCGGCCACTCCGACGACAGCGAGCCCTACAGGGTTTGTCATTATCGCGACGGTTAACCCTTTTGTTGCAATAGTTGCCGCTATCGTTGATGCCTGATAAGCTCCGTATACGGTAATCAGTGCGCCGACTCCAGATGCGAGCGACCCGACAGCCCATAACGCTGGACCTAACCCCGCGGCGAATATAGCTGTAACTACAATAACCCGTTGCGTGCCTTTATCCAGACTGGATAACCAATCCGCCATGTCCCCTATAGCCACAATCACAGGCATAATAGCGTCGGATAAAAGGTCGCCAAACGTGATAGATAATGTTTCGATCTGTCCTTCTAACTGCCGGAGTGCTCCTCCTGCGCCGCCTTCCATGGTTTCTGCCATTGTCTGGGCGACACCATCACAATCTTCAAGTGCGGCGGTATATTCGTCTATCGTCTGACTTCCCGCGGCAAGCAGTGTCAACATACCCGGACCGGCGATGTCTCCAAAGAGAGCCATAGCGTCGCCTGTTGATAATCCAGCAGTGCCGAGAACGTCGATAATTTCAGACAACGAATTTATTTCGGGGTTGACTTCTGCGGCAGTTATGCCGTAAGAGGCAAGGATATCTCTGGCTTCCGATGTTGGGGTCATTAAATTTGATAACGCCCTCCGCAACGCAGTGCCCGCGCTAGTGCCCTGAATACCGGCATTTGACATAACCTGAATCGCGGCGGTCGTCATCTCTATTGATTGACCAGCGGCAGATGCTACCGGACCAACATAAGCCATTGCAGACCCTAATTGTTCGACTGAGGTATTAGATGATTTAGCTGCCTGCACGAGGACATCTGATACATGCGCCAAATCCGCAACCTGTAAATTAAATCCAGATAATACGTTGGTCGCAATGTCAGCGGCGGCGGCAAGGTCCATAGCTCCTGCGGATGCCAGAGATAACATTTGAGGTGTGGCTTCATACACTTCATTGACTGTCAAGCCAGCCATACCAAGATATTTCATCGCATCCGCGGCTTCTGAGGCTGACCATGCAGTACTCGCGCCTAAATCTATAGCCTGTTGTCGGAGCATGTCAAACTGGTCACCGGTCGCACTAGTAACCGCGGCTACCTGTCGCATTGAATCATCAAACGACGCGGCGGTCTTGACAGCAAGAGCACCCATAATAGTAAGTGGGGCAGTTACGCCTAACATCAGTTTTGATCCGAACGACGAGACGACTTTCCCGGATGCAACTATACTCGCCGAAAACTCTTGGGTTTTTGCCTGAGCTGCGAGTAATGCCGCGGTGAACTGGGTCGAATCCAATTTAAGGTATGCATTTAATGTACCGACGTCTAACGACATTCTGTGATTGTCCCTCCAAGTGCTTTTGTGATTGCTTTGGCTATTTCCTGCATTTCATTTACCGATTGTTCCCGGATTTCCACAATTTCGTCTGGATAAACATCTTTCCACGTGATCGAATCTTTGCCCTTATCGCGATTGACATTATATAACATAGCTACAATATTACCGTTATACATATCTTCCCGGCGATCTCTGGCATGTTTGCCCTTGACAATTAAAGAGATCTGATATAATGTGTATCTTCCTACCTGTATAGGGTCGTCAAATAGTCCACTTGTGACAAGTGTATCCCAGTAATCATGTAGATCACCGCCGGTAAACGGTTTCAGTTTTTTGCCGATTCGTCCTTCGGGGGGAGTTTATACATTTCAGTGAACACCGCAAGATAGATCTCGTTAAATTCCTCGTCAGTATCACGAGTGAAAATGTCCTCAAACACCTCTTTAGGAAGGGGTTTGTCATCCATTGTCACAATGCACCGTTTGATACACGACGCCATAAAATGCAAATTGGCTTTATTTGCGGGCACGCCAAGAGCTAAATTATACCCCGGCATATCGTCTTCGATGAGACACATGTTTTTTAAAGAGGGGAGTATTTTATACTCCTCTCCTTTAATTTTCACAATCTTCATTATGCGGTTCCTGCGGTGTAGTCTGGCGGGGTCTTGCCGTCAATACGGATGCCGAACGATATGGTAACAAGTCCGTCCAGCGGCTGACTGCCGCCAATACTGTTCACGAAACCGGTAAACACCCATTTAGACCCGTCCGGAAACGTCAGAGTCCATGACTCAGATGTTCCTGCCGAAAACAGACTCTCAAGGGTAGCGATTCCCG